GCAGGTTACACTCGTGGTATCGTAAATGCGGTTAAAGCACGTAAGAAGTTAACACAAGAAGATAGAGATACACTTTATAAAGGAAGAATTAACCCTATTGCAACTTTCTCTGATGTAGGAACTGTAATATGGGGTAACAAAACTCTTCAAATTAAAGAGTCGGCTCTTGACAGAATTAACGTAAGAAGATTGTTATTACAAGCTCGTAAATTGATTTCAGCAGTTTCTGTGAGATTGTTGTTCGAACAAAACGACCAAAAAGTAAGACAAGATTTCTTAAATGCTGTTAATCCAATCTTAGATGCAATCAGAAGAGATAGAGGTTTATACGATTTCCGTGTAACAGTTTCTTCAGACACTGCTGATTTAGATAGAAACCAAATGACAGGTAAGATTTATATCAAACCTACAAGGTCTCTTGAGTTCATAGATATTACATTCTATATAACACCAACAGGAGCGTCTTTCGAAAATATCTAATAACCTTAAATGACAGACCAGTAGAAATACTGGTTTGTCATTATATTTAATAATATGAGAGTTTATTTAATTGAAACAGTAAGAGAAGAGTTTACACCTGATACAGTATATTGGGCGTTTGACTGGGATGACAATATTTTAACCATGCCCACTCAGATTGTTCTATTAGACGATAATGGTGAAGAAGTTCTTATGTCTACTGAAGATTTTGCAGAACATAGACATCAAATCGGTGTTGAACCTTTTAAATATAAAGGAAAAAATGTTGTGAGTTATGCAAATGACCCATACAGGTTTTTCTCAAACAAAGGGGACAAACGTTTTTTAATAGATGTGATGTTTGCTGAAGAAGGTCCTGAATGGAGTAAATTCGCAGAAACAATAAATAACGGTTCAATTTTTGCAATCGTTACTGCTAGAGGACATTCACCATTAGTGATACGTAAAGCTATCGAAAACATGATTGAGTCCAATTATAAAGGAATCAATAAAAAAGAATTAGTTAAAAATTTAAGAAAATATCGTCACTTCGCTGAGGAAGATGATATGAGTGATAATGAATTAATTAATTCTTATATGGATATGAATAAGTATTATCCTGTGACTTATGGACAAGGTTCGGCAGCTCAACCTGAAAAATTAAAAGTAGAAGCTTTAAAAGAATTCCATAATTATGTTAATTACATATCAGGGATTTTACATAAACCAGCATACTTAAAGAATTTAATATCAAATAGATTTGTACCTAAAGTAGTATTTTCAGATGATGATAGAAGAAATATTGAATATGCACATAAGAGTTTAAGTAATGACCCTGAAAGCAAATTTGAATTTATTTTAACACAAGGAGGAAAGAGACAAAAGTATGAACCAGAAAATTAATAACCTAGTCTAGTGTAAATTTCTTATAAAAAAACTAAAAGTAAAGAGAAAAATTTTTAAACTAGATATTTATAAAAAAACATAAAATAAAAAAATTAAAAAAATAACAATATGGCTGATTTACTGATGAAAATGCCGGTACCTTACGAACCCAAAAGGCAGAACCGATTTATATTAAGTTTTGATTCAACTTTGGGTATAAATGAATGGTTCGTAGAAAGTGCTTCAAGACCACATATAACAATTAATCCAACAGAAATTCCATTTTTAAATACTTCTACATATGTAGCAGGTAGATTTACATGGGGTACTATTAACGTTACATTCCGTGACCCAATTGGACCTTCAGCGTCACAAGCTTTGATGGAATGGGTTAGATTATGTGCTGAGTCAGTAACAGGTCGTATGGGATATGCCGCAGGTTATAAGAAAAACGTTGAAGTTAGTATGTTAGACCCAACAGGTGTTGTTGTTGAGAAATGGATATTAGAAGGTACTTTCTTAAGTGATGTTAACTTCAATAACTTGGATTATAAGTCCGATTCATTGGCAACAATCACGGCTACTTTGAGAATGGACCGTTGTATTTTAGTATACTAATAAAAAAAACAATACAAAATTTTGTAAAATCCTGTATATATTGTTATACAGGATTTTTTTATGGAAGAATATTCAGGATACACATGTAATAGATGTGGAAAAGTGTTTGAAACTAAAGAAGAGTTTATTAAACAACACAAAGAAGAAGTTAAAAATGAAAATAAAGATTGATTTATTTAATTCTTAAATTATTTTTATAATAAAATCGAAATATGATGGATAAGGATTTATACCAAGCTGCAACAGAAAACTTTAATTTACCACATGACATGGTTCAATTACCTTCAGGTGGAATTTTTTACAAAAGTAAGAAAAAATCAGTCAAAGTTGGTTATTTGACGGCTGTTGATGAAAATTTACTAAATAGTTCTAATATTGAAAGAGAGGGATTAATGATGACTCTTTTAAGAAATAAGGTTTATGAACATGATTTAAGACCTGAAGAGTTGTTAGATGTTGATATCCAAGCAGTTTTGTTATTTTTAAGAAATACTTCTTTTGGTCCTGAATATAATATGTCTGTTTTAGACCCAAGAACAAACAAGTATTTTGATACTACAATTGTATTAGACGAACTTAATATTACCCGACCAACAAGTCTACCTGATGAGACCGGTCTTTTTGAAACTAAATTACCAAAAACTGGTGTGGTAGTTAAGTTAAAACCTTTATCATATGGTGAAGAAACTGAAATTGAGAAGTCTTTAGAAAAATACCCTGTAGGTTTAGTTCCACCTACTATAACAATGAAATTACAAAAACAAATTGTTGAAGTTAATGGTGATACCTCACTTTCTACTATATCTAAATTTGTAAATGAACTTCCAATCTTGGATTCAAAACATATTAAGAATTTTTTAAGAGAAAACGTACCTTCATTGGACCTAAAAAGACAAGTTAAAACCCCATCAGGAGAAATAGTTACAGTTCAAGTAGCGTTTGGGGTTGAGTTTTTTCGTCCGTTCTTCCAATAATATTATTTAAAAATGAATAACAATGTTTGTACTTGGTGATTTAGATGATGCTGCTAATAGTGCAGGTAAATTAAATGACGAATTTGCTGCGATAAGTTCGGAAATGTCAACTATTACAGGTCTTTTTGGGACATTTAATAATTTAGTTAATACGAATTTATTAGACCTTACAAAAATGAGAGATGTTCTCTTATATGTTGACAGGTCGGCTATGAATATTTCAAAATCATTTGGACAAGGTCGAGAAAATGTAACACAATTAAAAATTGCAATGGCGGATGCATATGTTGAAGTTGCTAAAATGGGTGGTACGTATAAAGATATTGCGGAAATACAAGGAAAAGTTGCTGCTGATTTAGGTCGAAATGTTATTCTACAATCTGACACTATTGAAAAATTATTTGCAACACAAGAAGTTACAGGACAAAATGCTGAGGTAGTTACAAAATCATTTAAAGATGCTGGAATGAGTGCTAATTTGGCTGTGGAGGGGATGCAAAAAGTTGTTGATATTTCAAGAAGTCAAGGAGTTAATGCTCAGGCAGTGTCTAAACTTGTTGTTGACAACATGAAAAATTTAAACATGTATACATTTCAAGGAGGTGTTGACGGTTTGTCTAAAATGGCGGCACAAGCAACATCAATGAGATTTAGTATGAGTGAAACATTTAGATTTGCTGAGAAAGTATTTAATCCTGAAGGGGCGATTGAGACTGCGGCTGCTTTACAAAGATTAGGTGTGACTCAAAGTCAATTATTAGACCCATTAAGATTAATGGATTTAGCTCAAAATGACCCAACAGAATTACAAAATCAATTAGTTCAAATGACTGAACAATTTGTTCAACTTAATTCAAAAGGACAATTTGAAATTATGCCTGATGCTAAAAGACAGTTAAGGGCTATTTCTACCGAGTTAGGAATTGGTTATGACGAACTTGTAAAAATGTCAATTGGTTCTGCGGAAGTTGCTGATAAAATGAATAAAATTAGTTTCCCAACAGGTGCATTTAGCGAAGAAGATAAAAAATTTATAGCTAACATGGCAGAGATGGGACCTGGTGGTGTTTATACTTTAAAGGTTGATGGTAAAGATGTTGGTATCGAACAGGCGATGGATATCTTTACTAAAGATAGGACTAAGTTTGATAAGTTTATGGAAGCGTCAAGACCTAAAACAATGGAAGATTTGGCGATTGAACAATTAGATACTTTAAAATCAATGTCGGCTGCTTTAAATTCTATGATGAATAGAACGTCTATTGCTGCTAGTGGTTCAAAAGTTGGAGAAACTATATTATCTGGGTATCGAGAAGCATACAATATTCCTGCTAGGACTATGTCAGGAGAAGCTTTTGATACTGAAAATATGAGAATTAAATTTGATGAACTTGGTACTGGTATATCTGATATTTTTACAAAAATTACTGAGGGTAATTTTGATTTAGCGGATGCAGCATCAAAAGTAGAGGGGGCGTTTAAAGGTCTTGGTGATTATCTTAAAGATGAACTTTCATCAGTAATTGGTAATTTAAAGGGTGAAGGGGAAAAAATAGTGAATGGTGGTAATAAAACATTAGAAATGGAAGACTTTATATTAAAAACACACCCAAAGGATTCTATAGTTTTTACACCTGATATGATGGTTGGTGGTACTAATTTGTTTGGTGGACAACAAAATAGTCTGAGTGAAACTAAAAATACCCATGATATTAATTTAAATGTTAATTTAACATCAACGGGTACTGATTTAAATCAAATAACTAAAAAAGAAATATTAGAACCATTAGTTGCTCATATACAAAAAGTAATTACAGGTGATGGATTGTTAAATAAAAATGGTAAAACACCAAATCCAATGGTTAATTATCAGGTTTAATATTAGAAATAAAATTTGAGGTATTTATTAATAAAATTATTCGATGTCAGATAGTTCATTATCATTTGCTTCAACCTCGACGTTTAGAAACAACCTTTTAGGTAGAAATCTTGCTCCGTATACTGTACAGGGTGTTTTTACACCTCCAATAAGTAATGTTGCTTATGAAACAGTTTTAACTGTTACAAATGTAATAGATTCTCCTGATAACTTGATTGCTGATGATGTATTTGCTAATCAACTTTATCCATTAAATGAATACGGTCCTGATGGGGGGTATAATACAACAATTACGTTTAATGGTCCTCCATTACCTGTAGCCTCTAATAGTGGTGAATATAGTCCTAATGACACTGTATTAGATATTATAAATGAGGCAACTATAAATGCTCAATTTATTGAAAATAGATTTGGTCCTACTGGTGGATTTGAAGATTTATATTTTGTTGATAATATACAGTTAAATGGTATTACAAACAATCCTTATTGGCAACCACCAAGTTTTTTACCTTCATTTTATACACCATATGAGATTTTAACAAATGATAACCCAAATGGTTCTAATGGTTTATTATCTCAAGATTCTTTTATCGCTAGAATTGGTGCAGAAAGATTACAATTTGCGTTTCAACAAAGAGTCGCAGCTGAAATCTTCCAAAACACTGTTGGACAAGTTAATTTATCGTCATTACAAGACCCTTTTGAAGCAAGTTTAATCGTTACGGGTCAACAACCGCTAATTTATAAGAATTGGAGAATTACAGTTCCTGAGAATCCAATATTAAGAATTGTTGATTTAGCAACGAGATTATCATCCGCTTATTGGCCTGTTTCACCGATACCTGGTGATTACTTTGAGATGGGAGGTGTTCCTCAAAATCAACAAACTTCATTGGCTTTAAATGTTGCTAATCAGTTAACAGGTGGATTTTTAGGACCGGTATTGAATTTTACAAGAAGTTCTTCTGAAACATTTTTGGCAAATACTGGAAACGGACAAAGGTCGGCATTATTTGCCAATATAGATTATAATAGATATCAACCACCATATGATAAAAATTATGGAGGTATTTTGGGTGTTATTTCGGGTGTTGCTAATTTATTAACCAATTTAATAAATCCTGATAACGGAACACTTATTGGTGGTTATTATGTTGGTAGTAGAAATGCTGAACCATCAACAATTACTTCACCACCAAATCAAGTACCTGTCAATGTCTTTGGTGAACAAGTTCAAGCTCCTGTTTATGGACCATCTGAATTAGGTATTTTATATGAAGGTAACCAAGAAGTTTTAAATTTTGGTTTAGCTTCTAAAACATATAGTGATGGTGGTGGTATTGGTGGGGGATTTGTATGGGTTTCACCAAAATATAAAGATAATGCTGGTTACAAACCAACAGTAGGTGGAGGTGTAGGTACTATTGATGAAAATTACAATGAAGTTAGTAGTGATTATACTCGTAATGAGTCAACAAATATTACATTTAAGGGTAATTCTATTTTAGATAATACTCAAAGATTAATTGATTCTGCGGATAATGTTCAAGGTATTTCAAGATTAAAACATGTTGGTAACGCTATAAATCAAGTTAGTAAAGTTTTCAATGACGGATACAAAGAAATGACTAAAGGTTCTAAAGTTGTATCTTATGTTGATAACACAACAGGAGAGCAGGCGGGTACTGAGTATTGTAGAGTATTTGCTAAAGATACTCCATATTTGATGTATAATGATTTACAAAAGACAGACGGTATTACTACTTCAGGAAGAAGAAGTACTTTCTCTGTGTTAGATAATACTTTTAATTTAAACATTGCCCCAACAAGAAATCCAGGTTCAACAAACATTATTCAAGGAGGTGATGGTAGCGGTGGTTATGTTAAGAAATACATGTTATCAATTGAAAATTTAGCATGGAAAACATCAAGTAGACCTGGTTTTACTTATGATGATTTACCTGTTTGTGAAAGAGGACCAAATGGTGGTAGAATAATGTGGTTTCCACCATACAATTTAAAGTTTAGTGATTCTTCAAACGCTCAATGGAATCCAACATCCTTTTTAGGTAGACCTGAACCAATTTATACATATAAAGAAACTTCAAGAACGGGAACTCTTTCATTTATGATAATTGTTGATAATCCTTCAGTTACAAATCTTATTGTTGAACAACAACTTAGTGGAAAAAATAAAGAAAGAATTGATTCAGTATTGAGTTCTTTCTTTGCGGGATGTACTAAATTTGACATTTATGAATTAGCTAAAAAATTCAATACATTAAAGCCAAGTGATTTGATGACTTATCAAGAAATCATCAATAATCCAAGATTAACTAATGAAGAACTTGAAGGTGTTATCAAAGAAATTCCTGTTGTTAACACAACATCAGGTGGACAAGGTACTGACACGGCTCCTAATCCTGATATAGTTGTAGGTAGTGGGGAAGGTAATACACCTGACCTTATAGGTCCTTTTGAAAATGAATTTTTGGATTTTGCATTTTATTTTGAAAATGACATTCCAGGGCCAAGTGATAAAGAAACAACAACCGCAAATTACAAAACAATTTACGACACATATACATCATCTTCGAATATTACCAAGTATGTTGATAATGCTCATAATCTTTTTGATTCAACAGATGTAAATTACAATGTTCAAGAATTTTTTGATAATGTTATTATAAATAACTTTAGAAAAATTACTGAAGGTGATAATTCATTTGTTCAACAAGCGTATAAATTATTAAATGATGGTATTGTAAAATCAATATCGATTGAGATGGAAGGTTCGGCATCTGCTATTGCAACACCTCAATATAATAAAAAATTATCATTACGAAGAATCGACTCAATTAAAAATTATCTATCACAACCTATTAATGGGGTTGATTTAGGTAAATTTATTAATGAGGGTACTTTTATTATAAAAAACGCTGAAGGTTTTGGCGAAGAAATCGTTATACCTAAATATAGTACTGAAATTGGGGCTAATGGTGTAACTGCAACTACTGTCAATTCAGGTACAGGTATTGATGTTGATTGTAAACAAAATATTGAAAATAAAAACGGTAATGTTACCTCTCAGTCTCAAGTTTATGCGTCAAATGCGATGGCTTGTAGACGAGTTAGAATTAAAAATATATCAGTTCAAAAAAATGAAATTATTCCAAATCCTGAAGAACCGGTAAAAACTGTTATTGATATAACTCCACCAACAACAACTACTACAACTGAAACTATAAAAGTTCCATTAAGACCCCCAATACCATCCCCAACTAAAACTATACAACAAAAATTGAAAGATAGTATTGGTAAACGAGTACTTAGGAATTTATTAACAGAATGTAATTATTTTGAAGTTATTAAAGAAAATGTACCATTTTTATATGATTCATTTAAAGAGAGAATTAAGTATTTTAATCCTGCGTTCCACTCAATGACACCTGAAGGTCTTAACTCAAGATTAACATTTCTTAATCAATGTTTAAGACCTGGTGAAACAATACCTGTGATTGGTACTGATGGGAAACCAAGAATTAATGATGCTGTTAATACTTCTTTTGGGGCACCTCCTGTGTTAGTATTAAGAATCGGTGATTTTTATAATTGTAGAATAATACCTGATAGTATATCATTTACATACGATTCTTCACTTTTGGATTTAAATCCTGAAGGTATTGGAGTACAACCTATGTTAGTAAACGTGAATATGGGTTTTAAAATGATTGGTGGTCATGGTATTGCAAATCCTGTTGAACAATTACAAAACGCTCTTTCGTTTAACTACTATGCTAATACTGAAATTTATGATGAAAGGTCAGTTTGGACTGAAGATACTACGGCACTTGACAAACAAATTGCAGATGCATTAGGTTTAGAACCTGAGGTGACTACACCTGTTAATAATGTTACACCACAAGCAACTAATGATGGTGGGTCAACGATTGGTGAGATACTTACAAATAAACCTATTGAAGGTGGAAGTGAAGGTGAGATTAGTTATTTAAAAATAATGGATTCTCTTCTAACGGATTCAAAAACATATTTCACATTAATTGTTAATAAACTTGAAGAAATTAATACTAAATACAATTATGGTATAGTTCAATTAGTTAACCAAGATAGAAACTTTAAAATTGGACCATTAGATACTACACAACCTCACGATTCTAACATATATGGGTCACCATTTAAAATTGAAGAAAAATTAAATCAAGTTTTTAATCAAGTTTATTCAGATATTAACAGTGGGGCGAATCCAATTATTAACCAATTAAATCAATTAAATTTCTTAAACAGTACAAAAACTATTATAGTTAATAACATGACAAACTATATTGTATCAAATGTACAACCAACTATTGCAAGTGATATTACAGTAGTTTTACAAGACATTTTAAATTTTGAACAAACTTTTGTTCAAAACATAAGAAAAGTAAATTTAGTTGTTAAAGAACATGACGGTAAAGTAGATTCAACTAATTTACCTTCAATTTATACATTAACACCGACAACTGAATTAAGTCCGACTACTGTTTCAGGTGCTGGAAATACATTACAAGAATTGGACGGTGATTTTATATCTTTTGGAGCTCAAATGGATAATTTCAACACATATTTACAAGAAAAACAAATTATAACTTCTTCTTACAATGGTGTTGGTCAAATTCAGACCTTTAAATTAGATTCAAGTGATATTACAAATAACTGTTTCTTTATGGTTCTTGGGAGAATTCTTACTCAAGATTCTAAAAAAGATGAGTTTATTAGTAAATGTTTAACAGGTGTTTCAGATATTAACGAACCATATAGTTTGGAAAACAAATTTAGAAAAATAGTTAATGATTTGGCTAATGACTACTCTAAAGAAATTAACAGAGATGAAGAGTTTTTCCAAGAATTTAAAAAAGAAAATGAATATAAAAATTATGTTGATGGTGTTGAAGAATTGATGTATAAAGCAGGAAAAGTAAGGAAATTTACTTTCTCAACTGTTACTCCGTCAACAGAAGAAGTAAAAACACAATTTAAAGAATTATATGATGGTCAAAATCACGGTGGTGATGATACATATTTAGGTAAGGTTAAATTTACAAGTTAATTATGATGAATAAACAATTTTATAATCGATATAACAATTTTATCATAAATGGTAATCAAACTGTGGTCCCGTATATTACGTTACCTTCAAAAACAACTGACAAACGATTCATTTATAAAATAAACCAAACAAGGTTAGATAAAATTTCACAACAATATTATAACTCACCTTTTTTTGGATGGTTAATTATGGTTGCAAATCCTGTTTATGGAGGACAAGAATGGAATATACCTGATGGTTCTATATTGACTATTCCATATCCTTTGGTAACTTCTTTACAAGATTATAAAACGGCTTTAGATAACCATTTCTTCTATTATGGTAGATAACTCAGAAAATATTTTAGTAGATTACGATTACAATAATATTATTGTCGTTGACCCAAATAAAGTGGTTGATACTAATGGTAATGTTAAAGAAAGATATGTTAAACAAGAAAATTTAGTAATTTACGCTAATTTAGAGTGTAATGTTTTACCAAGAACTAAATTAGCTGTTGGTTCATCTAATACCACTGATATTAAAACAGTTAGTATTGCGAGTATTAATTTTTTAAAACCTGGTAATAAAGAGTTTATGGATATTGGTTATACTGATGAACTAACAGGTTTAAAAAAGGTAAATAAAAATGGTACCGAACAAAATAATCCTAATAACGTAAAACAAACATCTAAAAATGATAATTTTTATTTTGACCAGGCATCCAATTTAAATGGAAATGAAAGGGTTTCTGATAATGGTTTATTAGGTATTACGTCTATTAATATTAGACAAAACACATCATTTATGTCAACAATTAGTGTTGAGTTAGAAGATGTTAGAGGGAAGGCTTTGTTTGAAGGTGGAAATAGTTCACCATATGCTGCATTTTTTAATTTACCATATCCGTTGTTTAATTTAACAATTAAAGGTTGGTATGGTAAGGCATTAAAATTACCATTAATGTTACAAAACTTCACTTCGAGGTATGATGGTAATAGTGGTAATTTTAAAATTACTTTAACATTTTACACTTATAAATTTACTGTATTGACTGAAATCTCAATGGGGGCCATGCAAGCAACCCCACATATGTATAAGTCAAATGTAACAGTACAAAAAATTAGCGGGGGTCCTAATGCTACTACACCTGTACAAGATGTTGTTTATGAACAAGGTTATCAAAAAATTAGAGAATTATATAGTGAATATAAAACTAAAGGATTAATACCTGATGATTTCCCTGAAATTACACTTGTACAACTTAGAAATAGAGTTGAAAACTTCATTAAAAATATTTTAGATTCTTTCATAAAACAAAATTTGAATCCTTTAAAAAATATTCAAGATTATGAAAATAAAATGATTGACTATAAGAATAATATTTATTTTGGAAAATCAGTTATTCAACCTTCATGGTTTGAAAAATACATGGATAAAAGTAATTATTATGTATTAAAGAACAGTGGAGTTAAAATTTATACGTTTAAATTATTTTATGATACCTTAGAAAAACAAACAAACGCTAAAAATAAATTAGAACAAATAATTAGTGATGGTAATAAGTCATTAAATTCTAATACTACACTTGGTGAAAATGGAACGTATACCATTAATAATGTTACAAAATCTTCTGCAATTACTTGTGATATCAATATAAACGATTTTCAAAAAATCATTCAAGATGGGGATATTGATTTAACCGAGACATATATTCAAAGAAATGGTGGTGCGGTGCCAACTACAGAACAACTTAGTGAGTTAGAAAAAGAAATTAAATTAACTTTAAATTCAGTAGGTTCAATTAACCTTTCAAACGGTGAAACAAACCCAAAAATACCTTTTTATTATTTTGAAGGTACTGGTAGTTTTATAGATAAAACTAACCAAATTTTAAAGTCAGTAAAAATAAAAAAAGAGGAAATACAAACATCATTAACTGACGCTTTAGCTGAAAAACTACAAAGTAAAAATACAGGAATTGGATTTGTACCAACTATAAGAAATGTTTTAGCTGTTATTTTTGCAAATGGTGAGGCTTTCTTAAGACTAATGGAAGATGTCCATTCTAAAGCTTGGGATTTAAGAGATGAAAAAGTAAGAAAAAGTGCTATTTTAGGAACTAAACCTTCAACAGATAATTTAAATCCTGGTGAAAATGTAAATACTCCTATATACCCATGGCCTCAATATATTGTTGAAACAACGGGAGAGAATGGTAGAGGTAAATATGAGATTAGATATCCTGGTGAATCTGAAGTTATTGACCAAACAAAAGGTTTTGAATTTCAATATTGGCCTGAAGTTGAATTTTTGGAGGAATTTGTAAGAGCTTTTACTGAAACTACACAATCTAAAAATCAAACACCTCAAGATTTTTCTAATGAAGAAACTGATATTAAAAGAATTAGTTTTAACGCTATTGAATTTCCTGTATCAAATGTTGTTTTTTCTAACAAAGAAGAAATAAAATTTTTCTATGAAATATTTGAGAGATTATTTTTTGTTACAAATTACTCAAGATTAAGTAGAATAAATTTTGACACTGAATTTTCAGACAAAATTACATCATTACTTGCTGACGGGGAAAAAAATAATTTATTAGTTAGTTTATCTGACGATAATCCATTTTTAATACAAAAATTACAAAATTATGGTATTAACTCGGCTAATTTTGTTTCAATCCTAAGACATTTTTCTAATGATGGAGAAGGACAATCTTGGCAGAATTATATTAGAGGTATTTTTAACACTTCTTATATTAAAAATTTATCTCAGAATTCAAATTTTGAATTTTTAAATAAAAATATATTAAACGATTCATTATCTAGTCCATTAATCACTTTAACTAACGAAACTGATTTAATTGAGTTTGTTGGGAATTCTACTAAATCAAATGTGTTTGATTTTTTAGATATATACCCATTTACAAATTTAAATTGGGTGACTAATAACTTGGCAGATGGTTCATCAATATTGACGGTAGAAAGTAGTTTTGATACTCGAAAAATACTTACCTTTAATACTGATAAAAAAATAATATCTAATTTTTCGGGTAATACTAGTTCAGACCAAAAAAGACCCATTACAAATTTTTTGTGGGGTACTAATCCAACACAACCACTAATAAGTAATACAACTAATTTGTCTTCTTTTTACGACTCAAGAGTACCTGAAAATCAGTTAATTACTGAAGGAAGTGTTTATTATAGTAATTACAGTGGATTTGTTACAAGTACTCAAACTACATCAATGTTCAATACACCATTTTTTGTTAATGCTATACAAGAGGGTGTTAGTAATTTTAGAAATAATGACCCATATCCATATAAAGCTGCCGCTTTTTTGTTTTTGAATAGTTTACCTTTAGCGACATTAAGGGAAAAATATAAAACATATGAAAATGGAACAACAACTGATTTAGATTATATATTTGCAACAATTAAAAAATTTGGAGCAATACATAAAGTACCATATGCTTGGATATTAAAAATAGGTTCAATTTGGAGTAGATATAAAACTTATGTTGAAACAGGTACGGACTTTTTGAATACTTCTTGGAGTAACTTCAATTATATATCAAACTATGACCCAATAACTAATTCACCTACAAAACAATATAGCTTGATTGTTGATGGTAGTGCGATTGATATTATTTTAGAAAAAAATACTGTAATTGGTACAGACACTAGTTCATTAATTCATTCGGGATTTTATCCTAAATTGATTAATGACTTCAATGTCTTTTATCAAGGATTTCAAATATATTCAACGTATACTAATTCAGATATCCAAGATGGATTTTCTTCAGGTGTAACTCTCAATTATGTTGATGGTGCAATTATAGATTATGGTGATGGTTTTGATACGAACAGTCCTAACAGAACTTTAAGAATAATTCCTTGGTCGGTTACCGTTAAGACATTAGATGATAAATTTAATTATGTTATACCATCTCAAGGTTCACCAATAAATCAAGTTAAATTTGAATGTTTTAGTAATGGACAAATAAAACAAGAAGTTTTAGGTAATCAATCAATGTATAACGGTTCAATTAGAACCTATTGGTCATCACCTCAGTATGGTTATTTTGATATTTCTAAAATAACAAAACCAAGTCCTGAACAATACTTAAAAAATATATTATTAACATCACAAATTCAGGAAAATTTCTCATTAAATGGTATTAATAGTTATTATGATGACATTAGTGAAATTTTTTCAGTTTTTGAAAAAGATGTTCTTGATAGATTTGAAAATGAATTTTTAAATTTCTCAAGGTCAGTGTATGATTATAAATCTAATATTGTTTCAGAAAATGATACAGATTCGGAATATTCTATGAAGAATTTTCAATTCTTTATGAGAGAAATGATGAAAGTACCATATAGTAGTGGTACAACCGGTACTCAAACAGTCGGAAACACTTCAGATGGTCAATTTATTCAAATAAATAAATTTTTGATAGATTTTTTAAAATATGATGTGGTATTCAAATACGGTAATCCGTCTAATTTTGATAAAAGATTGTTTTACACTTTTTCTAATTTACCAATAACTGAACCATATACTTGGGATTCTTATAAGGTATCAACACCAAATGCTTTACCTGTTAATGGAGGTTCTGTTTCTTTATCTCAATCTCAAACAAATTATCCTGATTCTTGGAAAGCTCTAAAGACGTATGTTGGTTTTTCTAATATACCTGATTTAATTTATAGTAATAATGGTTCATATATAACTGATTTCTTTATTGATTTAGATGTTGCTTTCAGTGTGTCAAATATTAAGAATTTTGCGCCTATTATTAAAATTTATGCAACACAAAAACTTAATCAAAATCAAACAAATGAGATTGTTCCTGAACAGGCCCCACCAAATATTTCTTCACCTGCTTCTCCTCCTCTTTCTGGTATTGAAGTGGCCGTTGTAAATTTACAAAATGGGGATAAAATTATTGTACAAAAAGAAAGTGCTTTTCCATATAATCCTAATTTTTATCCTATAGCTTATAATAGTACTGGTCAAGTTTTATATACAGGGGAAAAAGAAGCTCCTTTCCCACCAACTGTATGGAATAACTATTGTCAACAATTAATTAACAATACTATTATACTATTATACGGTTCATTATCTACCAATCCTACTGACCCACAATATATTGTAAACCAAGATATACATGCAACTAGTAATTACCCAACAATACCGAATCCTTTAAGTAATGAAGGTAAGAATTCATTTGCTGAAAACATGACTAACTATCTGTTACAATCAACTAATTTTCAAGATAAAATTACAAATAATTTATTTACAAGATTAAGATTAGATTTACCTAAAGTTACGATTAGTAATTATAAAACACTAAATTCAAAATTGGAAGGTGATTTAACTAAAAGAGATTTGTGGGAATCTTTTAAGGCAACAAATGATAAATGGATTTCAGGTAATGATTTTAAAAATAAAACGTTATTTGAAGATGTTTTATTTTTAGATAGAGCATCAAGAGATATTGGTAATAAAGTTATTATTGACATATACAAGTTGAAAGAAAGATTGAATAACATCAATCCTAAAACTAATATGTTAACATATGTTCAGTCAATTATAGAAGAAAACCACTTTGTGGTTATGAATGTTCCATCATATATGAATTTTTATAATGTTCAAGATGCCACCAAAAATCCTGTACCAAAAATGGAAGGTGTTGGAGATTTTGCTAATAGTCTTTTTGGTACGTTTATGAACGTTGATTATAGAAATTCGTCTTCAAAATTAGTATGTTTTTATGGTGGTAAACCAAGTGAACACTTAGCGGTAAATAACGTTGATTATAAATTTAATGATGATGGTTTTGACTTGAAAAAAGACAATCCTTTAATTGAAAATCAAGTTGATAAGAAAGACTGGGATAAATCAAATAGAGTTGTTGGTTTTAATATTGATATTGGAACTCAAAATCAACAAATTTTTCATGGGTTTTCACTGTCACAAGACGCTGGATTATCTACCGCTGAGAGTATTCAAATTCTTAATGATATGACCGCTCAGGCGGGTAATAGACAAGCAGCCACACAAAACATAAGTTTATATAATCTATATAAAACTAGAAGTTACAAGTGTACAATTAATATGATGGGTAACGCTATGATACAACCAACAATGTACTTTAATTTAAGGTATGTTCCTATGTTTAGTGGGCCTTATATGATTTTATCAGTTGACCATACAATATCTCAGGGTAGTTTTGAAACAATTTTGACAGGTATAAGACAAACAATTTATTCATTACCACAATTAGACGATTATTTACAAACATTGAAAGTTAATTTATTACAATCTATAGTTGAAACAACACTGACTCAAGAAAGACAAAATGCCACAACGGCCACGACCCAATCTTCAGGTAATATACTTAATGAAACCGCTCAAATTGGTTCAACAATTACTGAACAATATGCAACTCAAGTATCATCAGCAATAAACGAAGCTTGTAAGCCTGACGAAAAGTACTCATCATATACTCCAATTGAAGAACCTAAAAACACTAAACTAAATTATTTGGACGTATATGAAAATATTATTTTATTAACATCAAATCAAACTTTACAATATTTAATCTTCTCAACGTTTTATATTGCCTCAGGTAAAAATTACGCTTTTGATACTTATGAAAATAATTTTGGAGGTATTACTATTGACCAATATTGGGGACCGACTGGAGATGCTAATTTTAGTTCTGACAGAAAATTTTATTGTTCAGTAAATAACGCTCCTTATGCTAAATTCTCAACTATTGAAAAATCTATTCAATTTTTAATTTCTAGATGGTCAGGAAGAATTGGAACATTGACACCAACTGAGGAAAGTTTAGCAAAGTTTTGGGTACTTAACGCTAATACTAATGAAACAAGACCGGAAAATAATTGGACTAGTTTATCTCAAGAGGAAAAAAATATTGTAATTAATGATTTTAGAGAGGCAATTCAAATATTCCAAGCAATGGAATTACAATAATAATTTTTATTACATATCAGATATTTATTAAGAAAAAGTATATGACAACCAAACAAATTTTAGATAACTATTTAGGTAAAAACACTCGAATTACAGAAAGAGATTCTGGTAATGGGTATAAAGAAGTATGTGATTTAGACACAGGAGATTGTTTCACAGTTAGAATGAAAGATGGTCTAATCGAAAGATTTGATAATTCAGTACAAAAATCAAAAAAAATCCAAGTTGAAACAACTACAGGAATTAAACAACTATTAAATGGTTAAGAACATGAAAATTGATTTAAAAATTATAGAAGAATTACAGAGACATAACCAAATTAATAGTTATATCACTGAACAAGAAGTTGCATTACCACCAGCACCGGGTGGAGAACCTGGAGCTGAAGGGGCAATACCTCCACCACCTGCAGATGCTACGGCAGCTCCGGTACCACCTACCGCACCTGCACCTGCTGAAACCTCGGCACCTGTTAATGTTGAAACTGACCCTGATGTTGAAAAATTAGACAAAGAAGGTAAATCTGAGGAAAAGAAAGAAAATAGTAAAGAAATTGAAATCACTGATTTAGTTAAGTCTCAAAAAAATATTGAAGACAAACAAGAAGAGTATTTTGAAAATTTATTTCAGCATTTAACTGATTTAGAAACAAAACTTTCTAATATGGATAATATAGTTAATAAACTAAACGATTTAGAAAGTAAGATTGAAAAATATAGAACTAAAACTCCTGAAGAGAAATTAGAATTAAGAAGTATTGATTCAGGACCATTTAATCAAAAATTATCTCAATTCTTTGAAGATAAAGAAGAGGATATGGAAAAAACAGGTAAAAATGAATATGTTTTAACTCAAAAAGACATACAGGACTACTCACCAATTGATATTAAAAAAAGTTTTAGAGATTTTGGTGATGAAAACATGGGTGAATTTGTAGACGTAAGATAATTTAACGGTCTTCGGACCGTTTTTTATCTAACACATTTGACTATCGACTGGCTGACACTTATAATTAGTAAACAATTAAAACTTAAATAACATGGCGACAAACAATTCTCTAGATGCTGTTCTTGCACAGTATGAAAAAGCAAGTCAAGGTGGTTCTTCTAACACCTCAAAAATGTCTCAGGACGAAAGAATGAAAAAATACTTCGCAGCAATCCTTAAGGATAATGAGAAGCAAGGACAAAAAAGATTAAGAATCTTACCAACACCTGACGGTTCTTCACCTTTCAAAGAAGTATGGTACCACGAAGTACAAGTTGATGGAAAGTGGAATAAAATTTACGACCCAGGAAAAAATGACAACGAGCGTTCACCTTTAACAGAGGTTTACGAAGAACTTATGTCAACAGGTAAAGAGTCGGATAAAGAACTTGCAAAACAATATAAGCCAAGAAAATTTTATATTGTTAAAGTTATTGACCGAGACAACGAACAAGACGGTGTTAAATTCTGGCGTTTTAAACACAACTACAAAAACGAAGGAATTCTTGATAAGATTATTCCGATTTGGAGAGCTAAAGGTGATATTACTGACCCTGAAAAAGGAAGAGATATCATTTTAGAACTAACTAAAGCAAAAACTCCAAAAGGTGCGACATACACGGTTATCCAAACCATTATGTATGATGACCCAACACCTGTACATGAAGAAAAAACAATTTCTGATTCTTGGGTTAATGATGAGTTAACATGGTCTGATGTTTATTCTAAAAAACCTGTTGAATATTTGGAAGCGATTTCAAGAGGTGAAGTACCTCGTTGGGATTCAGATGCGGGTAAATATGTTTACGGAAATTCAGAAGAAGCGTTGATTTCTATGGGTGGTACTTATAAAGACCCACAAGTAGATGCGGAACCTGATGGTGACTTACCGTTCTAATTAATTGAACTTGGACATCGATTTGATAAGGTGTCCAAGTTCTTATTTTTTAACAAATTTTTAACTAACACATAGACATTTATGGCGATTAAGAAAAAAGAAATTGGATTAGATTCAATTAAATCCAAATTTTCATCAAAAACAAAATATAAACCTGAAAACTATTATAACTGTGGTGATGCTTTTTTAGAAGCATGTGGATTACCAGGACCTGTTATGGGTGGTATTAATATGTTTTTAGGTCACTCAAACTCATCAAAAACTACCGCAATGATTTTGGCGGCAGTTGATGCTCAAAAGAAAGGACATTTACCTGTTTTTATTATTACAGAGAAAAAATGGTCTTGGACTCATGCTGTTGAATTAGGACTATCTGCTTCTCAAAACTCTGAAGGGGAATGGGATGGTGACTTTATCTTTAACGATAGTTTTGATTATATTGAACAAGCTACCGATTTTATTAATGAAGTATTAGATTCTCAAGAAAAAGGTGATTTACCATATAACTTATTGTTCTTATGGGATTCAGTTGGTAGTATTCCTTGTAAAATGACATTTGAAGGTAAAGGCGGTAAAATGCACAATGCTTCCACACTTGCTGATAAGATTGGAATGGGAATTCACTCAAGAATTAGTAAATCTAAAAAAGAAGAATACCCATATTATAACACAATGGTTGTTGTAAATCAGCCTTGGGTTGATTTACCTGATAATCCATTTGGACAACCTGAAATTAAAGCTAAAGGTGGTGAGGCTCTTTGGTTAGCATCTGCTTTAGTATTCTTATTTGGAAATCAAAAGAAGGCGGGTATTAATCATATTACCGCAACAAAAAATGGTAGAACTGTTCGTTACGCAATTAGAACCAAAATCTCTATTTTGAAAAACCACGTAAATGGTTTAGGTTATAGTGATGGTAAAATTATCGCAGTACCTCAAGGTTATATTTCTGACACAAAAGAGGCATTGGAAAAATACAAGAAAGAATATTCACAATATTGGAACGCTGTTTTAACAGGTACTGGTGAAATTCTTCTTGACGAAGAAGTTGTTGATGAGTCTGACATCTAAAATTAAATTAAGTGATTAAAACACTATTAATTGACGGTAACAATTTATTAAAAATTGGTTTTCACGGAGTTAAGGATTTCTTTCACGAAGGTAAACACGTTGGGGGTATTTGGCATTTTCTAAATACCACCCGACGTTTTATTGAAGAAGAAAACTTTGATAAAGTTGTTGTATTTTGGGATGGTGAAAATAGTTCGTCAGCACGTAAAATAATTTACCCACAATACAAAGAAAATCGTACCTTTACAAAAATTGATTTCAAAGAGGAATCATTTTCACAACAAAAACATAGAGTTAAACAATACCTTGAAGAAATGTTTGTCCGTCAAGTTGATATAGATAATAACGAGGCAGATGATTTAATTGCTTATTATTGTCAAATATCTAATGATGAAATGGTGACAATATTTTCATCAGATAGGGACTTGACCCAACTTATATCTGATAACGTGTCTATATACTCTCCAAAGACTAAATTAACCTATAAGAAGGGGGATTTTATTAGATTATTTGAGGCTGAAATTCCACATTATAATGTGAAGACTTACAAAATCCTATCTGGTGATAAATCAGATAATATTGATGGTATATACTATTTGGGTGAAAAAACTTTAGTTAAATTATTTCCTGAAATACTTGACCAAGAAGTAACTTTTACCGATGTTTTACAAAGAGCTGAAATATTATTAGCTGAAGACAAAGAAAACAAAGTATTACAAAATTTACTTTCGGGTAGAACTAAGACAGGAGTATATGGAAATGAATTTTTTGAGATTAACAACAAAATCGTGGATTTGTCTAATCCGTTAATCACAGAAGAAGGAAAAGAAATCGTTGAACTTTATTATCGTGAAACATTGGACCCTGAAGGAAGGGGGTATAGGAATCTTATACGCATGATGATGGAAGATGGATTTTTTAAGTTTTTACCTAAAGGTGACAATACATGGGTTAATTTTGTTAAACCCTTTTTAAAACTAACAAGAAAAGAAAAGAAAAAATATCAATTAAACAAAAAATAAATTATGAAAGAACAAGATGTAACTAAATTGGAATTTTTGATGAAAGTTAACGACAACATCATCGTCCAAAGATTTTTCAACGTTAGGAATTACAATCCTAAAGCAAAAAACTCTGATGACCTTTATGAGTATATGAAGGATTTCAAAGATGAGATGTCCCATATTTTGAAGATGAAAACTGTTGACTATATGTTACAGAATTCATATGAGATTATGGAGAATCCGGAGATTCTTGAGACCTCTTTTACTGATGGTCCAGAATATTTTTCACTGATTATTAAAAATAATGACATGACAATTTGTCATAGATTGTTTGACGCAAAAATCTACCCACCTAAAATAAGATACACCGTAGACATCCGTCCGCAAATAAAAAGTTTGTTGTCAGACTTGACAGATATTTTTTCATCAGAAAATTTAACATTTAGTAACTACGAAATTCCTGTAGAGGGGTAATATTTATCAATTACAAGAATAAAAAAATTATGGCGACAATTAAAAATTTTGACTATCTAGGTTCTACATTCCAAATTCAATTGGTTAATCAAATTATTGTAGACAAAGAGTTCGGAAGGTCCATAATTGATGTAATTGAAACAAACTATTTCGAAAATAAGTACTTCAAAATCATCATGCAAATGATTAAGGAGTATTATTCAAAGTACGAACACACACCTACTTTTGATACTTTGGAACAGATAACAAAGTCTGAATTACAGCAAGAGTTGGCTTCCAAAATTGTTCTTGACACTATCACCAAAATCAAAGAATCAACGATTGAAGGTGGTCAGTTTGTTCAAGAAAAAGCACTTAAATTTTGTAAACAACAAGAGTTACAAAAGGCGATTACTAAAGCACAAAAAGTTATTGATGGTGGAGAGTTTGAAAATTATGATACATTAGAACAATTAATCAAAGACGCATTACAAGTAGGTGAAAGAGAAGACGGTATGTCAGATGTTTTCACCAACTTGGATGAGGTCTTAAATGAAGATTACAGACATCCAATACCTATGGGAATACCGGGTATTGACAGATTACTTAAGGGTGGTTTGGCTAAAGGTGAAATTGGTGTTATCTTAGCACCTACAGGTGTTGGTAAATCTACATTTTTAACAAAAATTTCAAATCACGCATATAACTTGGGATATAGTGTTCTTCAAATCTTTTTTGAAGACAACCCAAAGATTATCCAAAGGAAACACTTCACTTTATGGACTAAAGTTCATCCTGATGAGTTATCAATTAAGAAAGATGAGGTGATGAGTAAAGTTAAAGAGATTGAAAATAAAATGGAGAATAAATTACTTCTCCAAAAATTACCATCGGATACTTTAACAATGCTTCAAATCAAAAATATGATTAGAAAAATGATTGCTGACGGTGTTAAACTTGATATGGTTGTTTTAGATTATATTGATTGTGTTGTACCTGATAAAAATTTAGGTGATGAATGGAAATCAGAAGGTTCTGTTATGAGAGGATTTGAAGCCATGTGTCACGAATTAGATTTAGTTGGGTGGACTGCAACTCAAGGTAATAGAAGTTCAATTTCATCAGAAGTGGTTACAACTGACCAAATGGGTGGGTCAATTAAAAAGGCTCAAGTTGGTCACGTGATTATATCAGTGGCGAAATCATTACAACAAAAAGAAATGAAATTAGCAACAATTGCGATTACTAAATCAAGAATTGGTGATGATGGAGTGGTATTTGAAAATTGTAAATTTGATAATGGATATTTAGATATAGATACGGATAGTTCAGTTACGTTTTTAGGACTTGAGGAACAAAATGAGGAGAAAAAACGACAAAGAATTCAAGAATTATTAGAAAAAAGAAAACAAAGAGAACAACAAAATAATTAAATAATATGGAGAAAATATTAGTAGAAAATCCTAACAGATTTGTTATATTCCCAATCGAACACAATGATATTTGGGAATTTTATAAAATGCATCAAGCTGCGTTTTGGACAGCTGAAGAGGTTGATTTATCAGGTGATATTAGAGATTGGGAAAACCTATCAGAAAATGAACAATATTTCATTAAGAATATTTTATCATTTTTTGCAGCATCTGACGGTATTGTGAATGAAAATTTAGCGGAGAATTTCTACCGTGAAGTACAATATCCTGAAGCAAAATTCTTTTACGGAATCCAACTTGCTATGGAAAACATTCATTCATTAATGTATTCACTTCTTATTGATACATACGTATCAAATGAAGAAGAAAAACAAAAGTGTTTTACTGCGTTAGATAATCTTCCTGCAGTTCAAAAGAAGGCTAAATGGGCTTTGGATTGGATTGAAAACGCATCTTTTGAAGAGAGATTAGTCGCTTTCGCAGCTGTTGAAGGTATCTTCTTCTCAGGTTCATTCTGTTCAATATTTTGGTTAAAATCTCGTGGTATTATGCAAGGTTTGTGTAATGCTAATTCATTAATCTTTAAAGATGAGAATTTA